GCTCCCTGGCGTCGTCAGTTTGCGGCACAAGGCGCGGCTCGGGGTGCCAGTCGCTGAGGTTGCCAGGTGCTGCACCGGGCCGGAACTCGGCCCACCAGCGGGCGGTGTCCAGGATCGAGGCCGGCACGGGCCGGTCGCCGTCCTCGCGGCCAGTGCCGCGCCGACGGCATTCGAGGACGACCATGCGGGCCAGGAAGCCGTTGGTCAAGAGCCGCCGCGACAGGGCCTCGTAGAACTGCTTGGGCACGGCGGTGCCGAAGATTGACAGGGACGGTTGATCGATGACGGTCCGCTCCCGGCCTGCCTTGGCGCGCATCACGTAGACGCCGCTGGCGCTCGAATACATCTGCAGCAGCATCGATACGATCTGCTCGTGCCGCGCGTCCCTGGCCTGGCTGACCCGCAGGAGCAAGCCATCGATCTCGTCCACCTGGTAGAGCACGGCGGGTTGGACGAACAGGCGGTCCTCGATCCCCTCGCCGCTGGCGAAGCTGTTGCCCAGGCACTCGGCCAGGCCCGCCTCGTACAAGATGCGCTGGTTCACCTTGCGGGCGTGGTCCTTGCCGACGCCGGAGTTGGCCAGGCCCAGGATGTAAAGGTTCGTCCGGTTGCCCATCGGGTCGCGGACCTTGCGCCCGGCCAGAACCGCCTGCAGCGCCAGCGCGCCGCAGAAGGCCATGACTCGTTCCGGGTACGGCGCGGTGTCGAGTGTGTAGGCCATCACTTCGTCGATGAAACCGGGCACGCGAAGCAGATCGTCAGAGATTGGTCCAGGGTCCTTCGCATCGGCCTCCTCGTTTGGCGTTGCCTCGGCATACATCTGGTCCCAGTGGTTCTCGGCCAGGGCGACCGCGACCTGGTCCGGCTCGTACCTGGCGATGCTGGCGGCGATCCGCTCGACCTCGCGCGGCGACAGCGGCGGCGAGCAGCGGTCCTTGTTGGTCTGGAGCAGCGCGGCGGCGATCTCAGCCTGGGACATTCCGACCCGGCGCATATTGCCGCCCAGGCGCGCCAGGGTCGCGTTCCGCTGGCCCTCCGGGATCGCGTTCGCCTCGGGCGGGCCGGCCGCGACGTGGGCCAACGTGGGCGTTCCGTTGGCCGATGGCGCGGCCTGGCCGGACTTCGCGGTAGCCCCGGCCAACCCGTCGAGTTCCTGGACCAACCACGGCGGGGGTTCGGGAAGACGGTCGGGCGGATCGTCGAGTTCCAGGCCCGGTGCCCAGCGGTATGCCTTCCCGCCCTCGACCACGGATGGCGGGGCCACGATATAGCCCCCGTCGGCCCGCGTATCGACCTTCGGGGCGAGCCGGCCCTCGGTGCAGCGCCAGTGCTTGCCTGCCGCCTGCCGGAACAGGCGATGGCTGCCGCCGCGCGGCGTCAGCGCCATCGGCCCCGCCGCCAAGTCGAGCATCCGTTCGGGATCGACGGGCCAGGGGTTGCCTTCGCCGTCGATGTCAATGACCACAAGCCCCTCGGTGGGGATGCCGATGTTGGCGCTGGGGTGCTGGGTCCACCACCGTTCAATTTGCTCGGGATCGACGGTCGCGTCGCGGAAGCCGTGCTCGGTGAGCGGCGACTTGCCGCCCGGCGCGCAGGGGAAGACCGGATAGCCCATCTCGGCGTAGCGAAGCGCAGCCGTCAGCAGCTCGCCCGGCATCACCACGGAATCTCCTCCTCCACGGCGACCGCGTTGTAGCCGAACGGGAAGTCGAGAGCGTCCGCCGGCAGATCCTGGTCGCCCAGTTCCATCGGCGGCGGGACGTCGCCCAGCTCGTAGCCGATGATCCGGTCGTACTCCTCGCCCGTAACGCTGCGGACGCTGATCGCGTGCGTGGGGGCCAGGCGTCCTGCCTGCGCCAGGGCGACTGCCTCCTCGGCCGTCTCCGGGACGGGGTCAGGCGAACGTCGCCTCCACCAGGCAGCCGCCTTCTGCCGGGCATAGCCGTCGTGCTCGAAGCAGACCCATTCGGACTGAAACTTGTTCCAGCCCAGCTTGTAATCGACGCGCATGGTGCGGGGCGCGTCGTCGCCTGCGCCGCGCTTTTTGTGGACGCTGTAGAAAACGTCTTCCACCGTGTGCCTCGTCGTCGTGACTTGCCCGGACAGGATGCCGGCCTCGCTGGCCTTGCCGTCATGCTTCTTGCGCTCCGGCGGCGGGAACTCGTAGCCGCAGTCGGGGCAGCGCGCGTAGCCGGCGGCCACGACCGACAGGCACTCGGGGCATTCCTTGGCCGGGGCCTGGCCGTTGCCGCCCGCGCCATATTCCTTGACGCGGATTTGATCGACGGGGCCGTGCCGCAGCACATTGCCGCCGAAATCCAGGACCAGGCAGTTCTGCTTGCTCGGGTGCAAGCGGAAGCCCCGGCCGACCATCTGGTAATAGAGCCCCGCCGAGAGCGTCGGGCGGACCAGGGCGACGCAGTCGATGTTCGGGGCATCGAAACCCGTGGTCAGCACGTTGACGTTGCACAGGTACTTCAGGCCGCCGGCCTTGAATCGAGCCAGGATCGCGTCGCGCTGGTCGATCGGCGTGTCGCCGGTGACGAAGCCGCACGTGATGCCGTGCCGGTCCTTCAGCACGCGGACGATGTGCTCGCCGTGCTTGATGCCGCTGGCGAAAATCAGCACCGCCTTGCGGTCGCCGGTGTAGCCGACCGTTTCGCCGCACGCGGCTTCGACCAGGGAGTCTTGGTCCATGAGGTCCTCGACCTCGCCCGCGATGTATTCGCCGCCGCGCACGTGCAAGGCGCTGGTATCGACCTTGTTGATGCCGGCCTTGGTGATGAGCGGGCACAGGTAGCCGTCGCGGATCAATTCACGGACACCGACCTCGTAGCAGATGGCGTTCAAGAAGCCGTCCGGCGTGCAGATTGGCCCGGTCTTCATCCGAAACGGCGTGGCGGTGAAGCCGATGATGCGCAGGTTCGGGTTGATGACCTTGGCGTCGGCCAAGAACTGGCGGTACATGCCGTCGCCTTCGAGCGGGATCATGTGTGCCTCGTCGATGACGACGAGGTCGAACGCTTCCAGCTCGCAGGCCCGCCTGTAGACGGACTGGATGCCGGCCACGATGACCGCCTGCGCCGTGTCGCGGCGGTTGAGCCCGGCCGAATAGACGCCGAAGCGGACCTCGGGGCAGACGGCATTGAGCTTGTCGGTCGCCTGCTCGAGCAGTTCCTTGACGTGCGCCAGGATCAGCACGCGGCCGTTCCACTGGCCGACCGCATCCTTGCAAATCGACGCCATGACGGGCGTCTTGCCGCCGGCGGTGGGGATGACCACGCAGGGGTTGTCATCCCGCGTGCGTAGGTGCTGGTAGACGGCGGCTTTCGCCTCCTCTTGATATGGTCGCAGGATCAGCATCACTCGTTCCGAATGCGGACAAGGGTCTTCCCGCCATCGACGGGCTCCCGTTTTACGATGGCCAGGCGGACGACCTGGCTGTCATCCAGATAAGCGCCGCCGTGCTGGAGCGCGTCGAGCAGGGCCTTTTGCACGTTGTCGATGTCCCGCCGGCGGTGATCGGGCGGATGGATTTCGACCTCGACCGCCAGCGGCCCGGCCAGCGGCTCGACGCCCCGCGCGGCAAGAAGCGCCATGACGCGCTGCCGAAAGCGGCGGCCCTCGCGGCTGATCAGGGTTCGCGGCCCCACTCGTCGCCAGTAGTGATTGATGGACGGCGGGTAGGGCAGCACGATCTCGAACATCAAGAGCGCCTCCACGGGGGCGTGCTGTTCGCCTGCGGCTGCGTGTTCACCGGCGCTGCCGCCAGCGACTCCTTCTTGGCGTAGCCCTTGATCTCGTTGGCCAGCTCGCCGGTGTCGTCGCGCTTCTTGCACTTGACATGGATCACCAAGGGCAAGTTGTGCAGATCGACCGAGTCGTTGGGAGCCAGCACGCCGACGGCCCGACAGATGGCGGACAGCTCCGCGCGCGCGATCTGCACCGCAGTCGCGTTCGGGTTGTCGAGGTTCAGCCGCGCCCACAGCAGGCGGTTCTTGAACGGGCCTTCCATGATCTGGAAGGTGAGCTGGAGAAAGTGCCCGGTGCCGGCCTTGTTCGGCTTCATCTCGCTTTCGGTGACGACGGCGAGATACTTGCCGGCCGGGATCGGATCGAAGTCGGTGGACGGTTCCACCTGGTTGGCATCGAAGCCGCGCAGATCAGCCATTGGTCTTGGCTCCTTCTTTTTGGGAGTTGGAAAGGGCCGCCACGAATGCCGCCCACGACAGGGGCAGCTCCTCGGCGATCCCGTAACGATTCTTGGCGATGCACGATGGCCCGCCGACGCAGCGCAGGATGCGCTCGCCCCCGTCCTTGCCGATCGCGTGCGCGATGGTGCGCTTGCGGTTGAACCCGGCGTCCTCGCTTTGGGTCCGAATCTTCCGCGTGGCGAATAGGACGGCGTCGCACCATTCGCTGACCAGCGCTGCGGCGTGCTTGTGCAGCCGGGGCGAGTAGCGGTCGTAGGGCGAGGATTCCGGGTCCTCGAAGCGCTCGACCTTGGAGTGGGCGATCAACAGCACCACCATGCTGCGGGCGCTGCGGAGCGTGTTGAGGTGGTCGATGATCTCGCGCCAAAACGTCAAAGCGTGCGTGTAGCCGCGGGCGTAGCCGCCATCGACCTTCTCGATGGAGTTGACGCCGTATTGGCCACACAGCTTGTCCCACACGAGGCGTTCCAACCAGTCGAGCGAGTCGATGACGACGGTCTCGTAGTCGTGCTGCTGGGAGCGTAGTTCCGCCAGCGCCGCGAGAACGTCGTCGTAGGTGGTCGCCAGCGGGAACTTCTCGCAAGGGATTTCGTCCAAGCCGTCTTCGGTCTGAACGAAGATCGGCCTGGGCGCTTGCGAGCCAAAGGTGCTCTTCCCGATCCCCTCGACGCCGTACAGCAGGATGCGCGGCGGCTTGGGCGTCCGGCCCCGCTGGACGCGCGACATCAAAGTCATGCGTGAACCTCCTCGGGTTGATGGTTTTGGACGGCATCGACGCGCTCCACGCGGAAGGCGCCGTCACCGAATTCGCGCCGGACGAAGCCGACGAACAGACGGTTCACGTCCCGGCCGACCGGCGTGCCGGCGTCGATGACGCAAGCACGCCGATCAGCGTCCAGGAAGTGGGTTGCGTCGAGGCGAACCTGCGCCTCGCCGTGCAGGCTCTCTGCGCCCCAAAGGGCCAGCAGCAGCGTGGCCTCGATTTCCTCAACCGGAACGCGAGGCGGGAACGAGTAGCGATACAGTTCCTTGGTCATGTCAGTTCCCCCGCGAAATGCTCAGGGCCTCTACAAGAAGACCTTTGCAATCCGCAGGGGAACTGACGCAGCGATCACAGATAAATCCGCAGGCCCGCGTCCTCGAAGGTTTTCCGCAGGCGTTCGACCTGGCGCTGCAGCGTCGTGCGCGGCACGCCGAGTTCGCGGGCGGCCTGCGAGACCGACTGGCCTTTGAGCCGCTCGGCCAAGGCGCGAAGGTCGTCGGGCAACTGGGCCAAGACCTCGGCCAGGTCGCTGGCCAAGTCGTACCGCTCCTGGTTGTCACCACGAGGATCGGCAGGCTCGGCCGTGCTGCCGTCCTTCGCCTTCGCCTGGTCGAAGGAGCGCACCACGCCGCTGTCGCGCTTCTTGGCCCGCCGCTCGCGCAGGATCATGGCGACGGCACGCTCAATCACGGTCGTGATGAAGACGTTGGGATGGGCCTGCTCCGGGTCGAACAGGTCCAGGCTTTGAAGGAGGCGCAGGACCAGCTCCTGTTCCAGGTCCTGGCGGTCCTGCTTGGTGAATCCGGCGCGGCTGACGAGCAGCCGGACCTTGCGTCGAATGATGCCCTGTGCGAAACGGTCGAGAACGATCTTGTCGTCGTGAAACACTGGAAATCTCCTCCCGGCCGCGGAGGAGAAAAGGCGTGGGCCACGACGACTGGCGAAGGGATGCAGGCCAACGCGAAGCGGAGGCGATGCGAGGAGCGCCATGATCGGCGTCGCCCACAATCGCCTCCGCTTCGCGGCCGGCAAAATGTCAGGTGATGATTTGGAACACTCTGTTGTCCGAGCGGGGGCCCAGCCCGCGATCAGGCGGCGGCCTCCGCGACCAGCATGCGGAACGGCAATCCGTGCTTGATCTCCAGAACCTCGATGATGCCGTCGCCCAGGCGGTCGAAGTGCTCGAACAACTCGACGACCTGCGCCTTGAGCAGGAAGTTGCCGGCGTCGAGTTCGGGCCTGGGGCCATTCTCGCCGCCGAACTTGACCTCGCGGACCACCCGCGGAGGTGGATCGACAACGGGGTCGCCGTCGAGAATGGTCAGGCCCTCAATGCGGCCGAAATTGATGCTCTGCATCAACTCGAGCAGCCCGGCGCGACGAGCGGACAGGTCGTGTTTGGAAAGGTGGAGAGACTTGTTGCGCCCCCTGTCGGGCGCTTGCGCAGCGACACTCATAGCGGTTTCCCTCGTGGGTTCTTGCGATCACCGACGTGGCGATCCGCACGAAGGAAGTCTCGCTGAATTGGCTGTTTTTATCGGTGCGCAAACAGAGTCGAAACGGTTGGCGAGTTTCCGTTCGGATCAGGAGTGGTCGAGCTTTTCGGCGCGTCGCCTGCCGGTTTCGGTCAGCCAGCAGCCGCCGCCCCGGCCTTCGCGCGTTTGGATGAGGTGGCGAGTAGCCAGCTCGGAGATGACAGGTTTGAGTGAGTTGGCATCGGCCTCGTGTCCCATCGCCCGTGCGGCGATCTCTGCTGTCGGTTGGCGCTTGTCGGAATCGACTGCCCCAAGCTGCAACATGGCAACCAGCACCAGTTGGGCACGCTCGCTGAGGGGCTCGTCTACGGGTTCAGCCTGGCGATCCGGCAAGGCTGCCTGAATCGCGCCGTCGGCGATGCGCCATTGGCCGTCGTCGGACACGACGATAGCGTCCGCCAGTGCAAGAATCCCGGACCCGAGGGATCGAAGTCGCACCTCCAGTTCTCCGGTCACGAAGCGGCGGGTCGGCGTCAGCAGCAGGAATGGAGACAGCCCTTGAGAAATGAGCGAGGCCGTGCCGGCCGCGATCTCGGCGGAATCACTCGGCAGGATGAGAAATGCGGCAAGGGACTGCCCGGTCGGTCGAAAGCTGCCGAGCAAGAAGAGCCGCGCGTCATGCGCGACGATGCGGTTGGCCGCAGCGAGGCCCAGGGCGCTGGCCACTTGATTGGCCAGCCGTTGCTGATCCAATTCATAAACGACGAGTTGGCTCTTGCGCAACGTGATGGTCTCGCCTGTCTCCTGACAGACGCCAACAAGATCGTCGCGGCCATGTTCGATCACCTGGTAGGGCAATCCGCCGTCGGGCCGGGGAAAGGAAGACGCGCGGTCCGTGCGCGGCCGCAGGAAGGGCTTGATCAGGTCGTACTCGCCGCGAACGAGCGCGAGCCATTCCGCTTCGACGGCGGCGAGGGTTGGCAACGATTCAACTGCCTGCCAGAACCGTTTCAGGCTGCTCACTTTCCTCGACCTCCCCATTGATGATGAACCCCCTCGCCTCCAGCCACTGTTCAACCAGCACGCTGTCGTCGTCGCGGGTAAATTGGGCGATGTTGGACGGCTTGATGACCACCGATCGCGGCGTCTTCGCATCGCTGAACTTGACCTGGAAGGTCGCCTTGATGATCCGGCCTCCGACAGGGAATGGCTTGTCCCGCGACTTGAGCAGGGCAAAGTAGTCGTCGGACTTCCGTGTGACCACTTCCCACGGATTGCCGCCGAAGAAGAACTGCACCTCCCCCAGCTTGACCCAGTCGATCCCGTCAATATCACCCGGGGCCAGCGAATCCTCGCCCATCTCGCGCAGCGGATCGAGCGTGTACTTCTCCGTACCGGGGAAGATGTCCTCGTCGCCGAACAGGTGCTTTCCGAACTTGGTGCGGTAGAGCTGCTTCTCGCCCTTGGACCGGGCATTGATCCGCAGTTCTCCGATCTGCGGCGAGTAGACCAGCACGTCGTACTTGAGAGGCCGGTAGTAGACGCTGGAGGCCTTGATCCCGTCAATGCTCTCTTCGCGCTTGTAGGGCTCGCCGTGGCGGACGAGGAACCAGACTCCGTCATCCTTCTCGCACATGATGATGCGCGACCCGCGGCCGCGCTTCTTTTCCTCGAACCAGTCATCGAGATCGCTGGCGAGCGCATCGAGCTGCTTGTCCGACGGCCGCTTGAACGCGGGCCTGCGGAAACGGTCCATCTGGTAGGACTCGAATGAGCGGACCTTGGCCATGTAATGTTCGGCGTGCTTCCGCTCCAGAATGTCCTTGTCGAGAAGCCAGATCTGCACCGCGATGTCGGCAGGGGAGTGGTCGGACCCGGCCCCGAGCTTCAGCTTGCGCTGCTTCGCCTCGGCAAGGAGAGCGTCCATCCCTTCGGGCGTGGCCATCTCATCGACGAAGTACAGCGCGTCGATGAGGTCCTTGGGGGTCTTCGTGTCGGGCGTCAGGAAGACCTTGGCCAGCTCCTCGTAGTCCAGCTCCCCGTCTGTGGGAGATTGCGGCAGGGTCACGCCCCGCGACAGGAGGAAGCGCCGGTAAGGCTTGAGAAAAGTCAGCAGCCTTTTTGCCGCAATGGCCTTCAAGGTTTCCGGGCATGAAAAGCGCCGCAGTGTAAAGGTCGCCATCGAAACGCCTCTCCTTTCTGGTTCCGGCGAATCGCCTGGAGTGCATCCAAGCTATGGATCAACGTCCTGGAGGATCGCTAGTGCGCCGCACGGCCACGACTTTCCCGAGGATACGAAGTTCATCACCGGCACCGATGACAAGGGGTTTGAACTTTGGGTTTTCAGGTCTGAGTTCGATGCTTGGGCCTTGAATCGAAAGCCGCTTGACCGTTGCCTCGCCATCAACCAGGGCAACAACGATGTCCCCGCTCTCCGCGATGGGTTGCTGCCGCACAATGACCACGTCCTGATCAGCGATCCCGGCATTCGCCATGCTCTGGCCCGACACCCGCAGCGCGAAGCATCGCCCGCCCCGAACAAGTCCTCCCTCGACCAGCACTTCACCAATAAGATTCTCCTCGGCCAGGACCGGATGCCCGGCGGCGACCGTGCCTACCAGGGGGACCGCCACGAGGTCCGTCGGCCCGTCGTCGCTGTCGCGGATGATGCTCAGGCAGCGCGCCTTGCGCGGCTCGCGCTTGATGTAGCCCTTGCGAACCAGCTGGTTAATCTGCTCGTGGGCGCTGGCCGGCGAGATGCCAAGGACGTCGGCCAGTTCCTGCGCGGTCGGCGGAAACCTGTGGCGAGCAATGTACGCCCGGACCTCGCCCAGCGTCCGGCGCTGGGCGTCCGTCAAGATGTCGATGGGGCGTCGCCCGCGACGTTTGTTTTGGTCCATGCTATCTTTCCCGTCGGCGACCAACTGAGAAAAGCCGGCCCCCCGGAGGCCGGCGTTTTAGACCTGATAAATATCAGAGCGATTGGACGGGTATCATGCAAGTGAAAGTTTGTCCATGACCATGCGGCGTGGCGGAAATCGGCAGATTTATCAGGTTTTTTCGCCTCTAAGCTCCCTCCACATGACACGCTGCTTCCGCCAATCGGGCGCAGCTGCAATCGGTTGCAGCTGACGCAAGTGGATTGGATCGCGGCCGTGCTCCGTCCGGGGCAGGAATAGAATCGCCGCCTGGATGTCCGGGGCCAGGTTCAAGAGATTCATGATCTGGCTGATGCGCGGGCGGGAGACATGGCCCAGCTCGGCCAGCTCGCCGTAGTCGGCGACCTGGCCGGCGCGCAGGTACTCCTCGAAGCGAATCGCCAGCGCCATGAGGCGGGCGACGCGCGGGACCCGCCCCGGCTCCCTGGCTGGACGCGGCGGTTCCTGCCCGACTGCCATTTCCCGACGGCTGCCCCGGCCGCGCCGGCGGAAGTGGACGCTGCACTCGAAGGTGGGACTCGTCATGCGATCTTCTCCTTGGGTTGGTTGGCCAGTTCATCAGCCAGCGTCTTGATGCCCGATGGGCGGAACGTGATCGACACCTTGCCCGCCGCCCCGTCGTAATCGACCCGCTCGACGAGGAGTTGAACGATGCGGGCCTGTTCGCGCTGGGTCAACGAGTCCCAGACAGGATCGAAGACGGACAGGGCCAGCGCGACCTCGCGCTCGTCCACCATCTCCTGGCCGAGGGCGATGATCTGCTCGTTGATCTCGGTCGTCCGGCGCTCGGCGTCGCGGATGCGCTCTTGCAGGTCGGCCAGCCGGGAAACGGCGGGCGTGCTGGCGTCGCCTGCGAGCTTGCGGACCTCGGCGTTCCACCGTCCCAGCTCCCGTTCCAGCCCGCGCCGCTCGGTCTCCAGTTCCGCGACGCGAGCGCTGCCCTGGGCGCGGGCCTCGGCGAAGGTCTCATTCAGCAACACCGGGTCCTTGCCGATGCACTTGATCTGCTCGACCACGAACCGTTCGATCTCGCCGGCGGGAATCGACTTCGACGGGCAGGTGTGCCAGCCCCGCTTCTGGGCGCTGGAACAGACGTAGTAGCGGTAGCGCTTGTTGCCGTCCTTGGTCGTATGCGTCGGCGTCATGGCACAGCCGCACGGCACGCAGCACAGGATGCCCTTGAGCAGTGCCCCGAACTTGTTCCGCACCAGCGCGCCCCCGTTGCGGCCGTTCCGCTGGAGCAAGGTTTGGACGCGCTGCCACGTCGCCGGGTCCACGATGGCGGCGTGTTCACCGTCGTGGATTTCGTTCTTGTACCTGATCTTGCCGGCGTAGGTGATGTTGGTCAGCAGCTTGTGCAAGCTGGTCTTGGTGAACGGCTTGCCGCCGCGTTCGCGGCCCTTGCGGGTCGTCCACCGCTTGTTGAGCCAACCGCGCCGGTCGAGTTCCTTTATCACCGGGATCATGGCCTGGTGTTCGAGGTACAGGTCGAAGATGGCCCGAACCCGGAACGCCTCGTCCTCGTTGACGACGAGCTTGAAGCCCTGCGGGTCGATGTCGTAGCCCAGCAACGGATGACCGCCTGCCCATTTCCCCTTGCGCCGGGCGGCGGCGATCTTGTCCCTCGTCCGCTCGCTGATGATCTCGCGCTCGAACTGGGCGAACGACAGCAGCACGTTCAACACCAGCCTTCCCATCGACGTGGCCGTGTTGAATTGCTGGGTCACCGACACGAACGAGACGTGGTGCTTCTCAAAGGTCTCCATCATGCGAGCGAAGTCGAGCAGCGAGCGGGAAAGCCGATCGACCTTGTACACGACCACGCAGTCGATCTTGCCAGCCTCGATGTCGCCCAGCAGGCGCTTCAGGGCCGGCCGATCCATGTTGCCGCCCGTGAAACCGCCGTCGTCGTAGTGCGCAGGCAGGCACTCCCAGCCCTCGTGCGTCTGGCTCTTGATGTACGCCTCGCCGGATTCACGCTGTGCGTCGAGCGAGTTAAACTCCTGCTCCAGGCCCTCCTCCGTAGACTTGCGCGTGTAGATGGCGCAGCGGATGGTCGGCCTCGGTGCCGGTGCCTTGCGTGCCTTACTCATCGGCCTTCCTCCTTTCCGAGGCGAAAGAAGTAGTAGCCATTGCAGTGCTGGCCGGTGATCGCCTTGGCGACGGCGGACAGCGACTTGTAGACCTCGCCCTCGAAATCGAAGCCATGCGGCAGGACCTTCACGTGCAAGGTCTCGCCCTTGTACTTGCGAGTGATGATCGTGCCCGGCAGCGGCAGGCGGTCGTCGCCTTTGACGCGAAGTGCCGCCGTCTTCGTCCGCTCGCCGGGGGCCTGGTCGGCCTTGGCCTTCGGCGGCGAGAGCCGCAGGTCGGCGTCGTTGGCCAGCTCCGCAGCGCGCTGGCGGGCGCGTTCGGACAGGCCCCCTTCGGCCAGGGCCTGGAGCCGCCACGCGATCCGCTTGACGAGCCATGCCTTGTTGTTGGCAGGCGTGTCCTCGCCGAACACGTCGGCGTACCTGGCCCGCAGTTCCTTGACGGTCATCCGCTGCAACGCGGCGACCTCCTTCCCGACGTTCAGGTGCATGATGCGCTCCTTTCTCTTGATCTCGGAAACCGTTAACCCACGTGGACACTGAGCACGGTTTCGCCGGGAAGCTCAAGACATCCTGGCCCAGATTCCAACGGGTTTTTCGGGCCAGAATGCTGGGCCGGATCGGCGGGGAGCGCGGCGCGGGAACGGAGGCGCAAGATGCCGGCGGCAAGAATGCGGGCGACTTCGCGGAGCCGCTCGTCGGCGGTCATGGCAGCGGGATCGTCGTGCGGTCGCATGGGACCTCCGGGTGGAAGCGCCCACAGCGACCTTCGCCTGGCGACCGGCCGGCTGTCTGGCAGGAACGAAGAAAGCCTCTATCTATTACCTTTGCAATTCGCGTTCGATTTGACGCAATTGGGGTGCGAGAGGGATCGGGCCG